GTGGTCCCAGTCGTACTAATTCTACAGCACACTCTTACAGTCCCGCCTATGAAGACCAACAAATAGTTAGAATATTAAATGGTCAGGAAAAATCTCATTTTGATACTTCTTTTGGAACTGGACCTAAAATAGGAAATACAAATACTGAACAAGATATGAGAACTTTAGCTGGATCTGTTTGGGCTGGTTTAACATCTACAAGAGCTGCAGTTAGACCAGGTGCAGGAACCTCTTTTCCCCATCCGCCACTCCCAGGACCTTGTACAGTTGCTCTTGGAACTAGAACAAGAAATTCACTAGGAAATCCAGTAGCTTGCCCGCCTGCATATTTACCTGCTAATTATGATATTGAGGGTGTAGATGGTATTAAATTTAGACCAAGAGATGGAACTGGTCCTAATCCACCCCCAGCAGTTGTTGCTGGTGGAGGTTCGCGTAAAAATAAATCCCGGTCTCCTAGTAGAATAATGGCCCGCAGATCTTCCCGTCGCTCAACTCGTCGCTCTTCCACTCGCAAAGCTGGCCGCAAGGGTAGCCGCAGAACCCGCCGCAGATAAGCTGAAAGTAAGTAGTTTTTAGTCATCTAAAAACGCACATGTAGTATCATGTGTATTGTTAGATTTGCCTGCAATAGAATGTTGCAACTTTCTTAAGAATAAGTTTCTATGTAAAGTATGTTTCCCATGTTTTAAAATTCCATTACGGTGTTTTAAAGTTCCATAACCTTTATTATGTTCTAAATCATATTTATCTTGAAGAGTTGAATCTTTTTTTATTAGTTCTATGATTGCTTTATCATGTGATACTTTTGCTAAAATAGAAGCAGCAGCCACACAAATATAGGTATTATCAAGTTCTGGTTCTACAATCTGTTCTAAACTTGATTCAATCGCCAAACAACCATCAATAATAATACGTTGTGGAGCTATCTGTAAAGCGGAGATTGCTCTTTCAAATGCAGTTCTATTAGCTTTTGTCATCCCCCAACTATCTATTTCTTCTGAAGTGACAATTCCAACACCATACGCTTTTGCATGTTTTAAGATACCCTCATAAATACGTTCACGTTTCTTAGCAGAAATCTTTTTACTATCTTTAATTTCTCCAGATAACTTTTTTAGTTCTTCATCCCAAAGATGTTCTTCTTTCCAAATAACAGCTCCAGCATAGAAAGGTCCCCATAAACATCCACGACCAGCTTCATCCAGTCCGCACTCGATGAGTGTGTCATATTTATATCTTGATTTTAACATTTGAATACTATCCTATAGTTATTTTAGTCAATCAATTTTATTCAAATTAATGATAGATGGACGTAAGTGCCTTTAGTTTATTATTTACTCTACTAATTGTGGTAATTCTTGGTTTTACTTACTATAATCAAGAAGGATTTAAGAATCCTACATTACATATTCCAGAATCTCCCGTCACTCAGAAAAATTTAGTAGAAACTTATCAAGATGAGTATGTCCCAAGCTCTTCTACTAGTTCAGGAGCAGCACCCGGCACAATTGCCACTGTTAATTCACGTCCTTTTAGAGATCCTATCTTAGAAAAAGCAAATACTAAACAATTAGAAATTTTACAAGCAGCTGTAAAAAGCTTTTTAGAAATTGAAGCACCAAATATTCAAGAAATGTCAGAAAATTCTATTCAACTTTCAGTTTCACTATTACGTTCTAATTTAAATAAATTGGATAATGAACTTAAAATGTTAAAAGAGAATCCTGGAACAGAATCAAGTTTAACACAAACAGATATTGATGATATCTATGATAATTTAACATATTTAGAAAAAATATGGAGACAATATCCTCAAGATAGTATTGAAGGATTTCAAGATGATTATGGTTCTTTAAGCAACTATAATAGTAATTATAATAGTGCTGGAACTGTGAGTAACTATAATTATGTAACAAGTGCGAGTTCTTCTAATACTCCTGGATCTGTCAGTAACTATAATTATGTAACAAGTGCGAGTTCTTCTAATACCCCTGAATCTGTCAGTAACTATAATTTTGTAACAAGTGCTAGTAATATGAGTAATTATAATAGTAATATAAGAAATACAAGTAATACAAGTAATTTCTTGGGTAATTTAATAAATACTGTATTTTCAGGTTCAAATAGTTCCAATTCATCAAATACATCAAATACATCTAATATAAATTATTCTAATAATAATATATCATTAAATGATTTACGCACATTAATAACAAAGATTGATGTAACAATAGCGAGGCTAACATCTTCAGGAACAACTGATCCTATAGTTCTAGCTAGAGTAGATGTATTAAATAAGATGAAACAACGTATAAATTCTATTATAAGTGATGTGATATCTGGTGTGCGTGATGAGAAGGATATTCCAATTACAAAAGATGCTATGAATAACTTCTTAAAGTCAATCGCAAATACAAATTCACCTTTATCTCAGCTCTTTGGTTCTAATGTTGCTTTAGCCGATTTATTCCCTGCGTATTCAGCGGGTGATACTGATGGTGCGATGTTTTCTCAGTATCTTTTTAAACAGTATGGTGATATGTTATTCAAAGGGTTATCATGGAGTGTAGGTTTTGATTTAAAATATACTAGTGAAAATGAAAGAAGTATAGCAAATAGTTTAGCAAATGCTATTTCAAGTTCAGTTCCAAATGCGAATGTTTCTACTAGACCTCATAATACTGATTCATTAGCTAATTTAGCACCTTATTCATTTAGTAATATAATAAATAACTTACATCAAAATCAAAATCAACAACAACAACAACAACAACAACAACAACAACAACAACAACAGCAGCAACAACAACAACAACAGCAACAACAACAAAGGCAAAAAGGGCAACCTTTTGACTGGCATGAAAGAGCAAATTTTATATGTGAATCTATTAAAAAAAGAGGATTAAATCCAGATGATTTTGGTTGCCATCGTCCCGAGGAGTATGTCTCTGCAAACTATTCATGGAGAGGTTATGCGAAAATGGTTTGTGAAAGACTAGAGACATCATACGATACAGGTTTACCAGAAACATGTGGATGCCCTCCTGCGAACTGGGCTGGGTGGACATCTTAATGGTAAAAAAAGAGTATAGAATAGAGACAATGCGTTTATCAAATTTTCAAATGGCATTACTACTTTTTGTAGGCGTTGCTATAGGTTATTTTATAAGTATTACGATTAAACCAAAAGAAGGTTTTCAAGCCACACCGCCATCTTCAACATGCCCTAACTGTGATGCCACTTTAGCTCTGTGTCCCGCCTGCCCACCCATGCCTGATATGAGTAAATATGTTCTTAAAACTTCTGTTCCACCCTGCCCCACATGCCCAGACTTATCACAATATATGTTAAAGACTGAATGCCCTCCTACACCCGATTTATCACAGTATATTCTTAAGTCTAGTATCCCCAAACAAGAACCAGTAATAATTGATAATAGTGCTTGTCGCAAGGATTGTGGACCATGCCCTCCATGCCCTAGACCAAGATGCCCTGAAGTAAAGTGCCCTCCTCCCACTATATGCCCGGCTTGCCCCCCTTGTGAGCGTCAGAAATGTCCCGAAAAGGTTGTAAAGTGCAGAGCTGAAGATGTAGATACAAATCCTATTCGTCCTTACTTAACACCTCTTAGTGTTAAAGGATTTGGTTCTGCTTAGTAGGGGAATGGATACTCGATATTGGGGACCTTCTGGTTGGAAACTACTACATTCTATAAGTTTTTCTTATAAAGAAAGTTTTAAAAATAAGTATGAAGAATTTTTTTATACTATAGCGTTTTTATTACCATGTAAATTCTGTAGAAAGAGTTATAGTGAGTATATTACAGAAGATCCTATTGATGTGAGTTCAAAAGAAGCTTTTACGAGATGGTTATGGAGAATTCATAATAAAGTGAATGAAAAATTAAGAAGTCAAGGGTTATGTAATTATGAAGATCCATCATTTTCGAGTGTAAAAAAGTTTTATGAAGAAAAATTACATCAAGGATGTTCAAAAGTTCATTTTGAAGGATGGGAGTTCTTATTTTCTATTGTGGAAGCACATCCAACATCAAAACTTTCTCTTGGTTCTAAACCGTTTCATATTCCTGAATCAGTAGAGTTAGATACTCCTTTACTGAGAAATCAGTATAATACTATGGAACCAACTGAAAGACTTACATACTATAAAAAATTCTGGGAACTTGTTCCTAAAGTTCTACCGTTTCCAGAATGGAGAAGTCTATGGGAAGATGAGGGTTCTTGGGATACACGTTCTGAGTCTCTGAAGAACTTATATAAGATTCGTTGTCATTTAGAAAAAGAGTTAGAGTTACAGAATAGAACAAAGTTTTCAAATTTATGTAAAGAACTTAGAACTTATAAGAGTGGTTGCAATAAATCTAAGAGATCTAAAACATGTAGAAAAAAAAAGATATGAATTAGATGAATAATTCTGGAATAATAAATGTATTTAGGAAAGATTTAGAAAGAGGTTCTGAAGTTTCCGCTTGGGCTAAAAAGATGGGTTATGGCTCTAATAAACGTTACTTCTATGTTGAAACACCAGGTTATGGAGATTCTAAGAAAGATGGATTTCGTATATTTATGCGCGCGTGTTGTTTTATACATCTGAAAGGTGATAGAAATCCTTCTAGTTTTGTTGTTGTTAAATCTACAGATATGTCTCCTAGTTCCAAATCATGGGAGCCTCCAAAAGGTCAAACAGAAGGAAAAGATGGTTTACAGGATAAATCTAAACCACTCTTGAATGTTTTACAAGATAATCTTTTAAGAGAAATTTATGAAGAGGCAAAAATTACAGATGTAACAAATATGAAACATACCGGTTTAGTATTACAGTCTAGAGAAGATGAATATCCAGAAAATACTTTTTTTCAGTATCACGTATTTCAAGCATTCATCACAGAGGAAGAATTTAAAAAAGCAGAAGAAAAATTCGCTTGGTATAAAGAACATCCCAAGGCATGGTCAAGATTACGTAAAGATAATCGTGAAAAAGATGAAATTGGATGGTTTAATCCATCAACAACAAAATTATACGGGAAATGGTCACCTTCTATTGTTGCCATGTATCTTAACTCATTCTGAGTTAATATAGTGTATCTCAACTCATTCTGAATTTATTCTGAATCAACTCATTTTAACATTAATTCTTTCTTTGTAAATACAATTGAACTTAAATTCTCTTTCATTTTTTTTTGATTCTCTTCAAAATAGTTATAAGAACATTCATGGTCTTCTGGACTCTTATGACTATCACAAAAGTATAAATTACATCTACATGTATAAGCAGTCAGAGGTAATTTACGTTTACATTCTTCTTTAGAGCAACGTTGAACCATCCTATAAATTATTATTATTACTATTATTATTATTGTTATTGTTGTTGTTCAAATTTGTAGATTTGTTGTTACTAGTTCTATTGATTGCTTGAGCAGTTGGATTTCTTAGAGTATTAATTCCAACCATATAATCAGTTTGACATTTTGAATAGTATTCTGTTAATAAATTTCTAGCTTCAACTGCCACTTCTTCAATTCCTCGTACACCTTTGTTTAAGATAGAAGAATTTAATGTAATTGAATTATCAATTGTAAAAATTTTCTTCAATAAATTTTTAACTTTCTTTGAATGTTCAAATTGAGTTTGAAAAAGTTTAATTGCAACTCTTCTTAACTCTGAAATTTGTTGAGGGTTTTTAATTTCTGTTTCAGATAAAGTTCCATCTTCTTCAAAAACTTCTTCAAACGGTTTTCCTTCAGAATTAAATGCTTTAAGAAGATTTTTTAATTTTGTTTTTCTTGTTTCCATATCACTATTACTCATCTTTAAAATATTATCTGGTGTTTCATAAAGTGTCTGTAACGATTTTAGTGATGGTGTTGAAAAAACTGGACTTCCTGGAGATGGGAGAGATTTATCTAGAACTAATGGAAATTTTGTATCAAATACCATTGGTTTAATTGATTTTGGTGTAACTCTATCTAATCCACCAAGATTTAGTAGTTGTAAAGCACGAGCTACACAAAAAGATTTAACTGGTTTATCACTAGATAAACGTTCCCATAATTCTGTATATTTTAAAAATTTGTCTTTTACTTTAATATCTGTTAAAGGACGAACATATCCTTCCTTTCTTTTCTTGATTCCATATTCTAATGATTCTTCTGCTTGTTCAAATAACTTCATCATCTGATTATTTAAGTATTTTGGAATTGTTTGTTTATTATATAATGGTTCAACTTTAGAAAATGGATCTTGTTTATCTTTATTAAATATAACTTCATTAAATTCTAATGATGTATCAACATATATATTTTTATCAATCATTTTAATTTCACCTATTTTTAGTATATAAGAATTATCTTCTTCTCTTAAATTTACCTTAAATTGAAAACGAATATTTTTTTTACCTACTTTACTTTCTTTTGAAAAAAGAAATAGTGGATCATCATCTTTCTGGCTTGATTTTTCTAAAAATATGTCTGTATCTTTTAAAACCAAAAATTCTCCTTTTTCTCTTTCTAGATACTTTAAAACTTTTAATATACTAACTACTTGTGATTTAGGTAAATCTCTTATTACATATATTCTCTCTTGAATATAG